AGTAAGCGTTTGTATAAGACAGCTAAAAGATAATGGCTGAATGGCGAGGAATGAAAGTGAAGTTAAATTCACCTAGCCCTATACGAAAGGGTGAGCCTGGCTATGGTCGTAAGAAGTCTAAAGTCTTTGTAATGAAAAATGGGAAAGTCAAGAAAGTTATGTTTGGTGACCCTAATATGAAGATAAGGAAAAACAATCCTAAAGCTCGTGCTTCGTTTCGTGCTAGACACAAATGCAGCACAGCTAAGGATAAAACATCTGCACGATATTGGTCGTGTAGAGCTTGGTAAGGAGAGAGAATGGCTAAAGTAAGTTGGATGTATGGTGGCAAAAGATATAGTGGCACCTTGATCCCTAGTAGAGAAACAAAGACACATAGGTTTGCTAGAACAGAAAATGGTAAGATAAAGAAACTTCCTAAGAATAAATAATGGCTGAACGCAAACAATGTAGCAATCCTGGCTGCGAGAAAAAGTTTACTGCAAAACACGGAATGAGTAGGTACTGTAGTCAACTGTGTTCTAATAAAGCTAAGTGGAAACGAGCTAAAGAACGCGAGCGACTTAAAGCTATAGATAAACTTGATATAAACGAAACTACTCTTAATCGTGGTGAACACTATGAGAACTATGTAAAAAACTACGCACAGTTAGTTGAACAGAAAAAAATAACAAGAGCTGATGTTGCACGAATGATTAGTGTTGCAGATGATATTGTTAGTAAGATGCACAATGCGTATCGCATAGATAAAGATAATACAGATAAACGAGAAGAGTGGGCAACACCAGAAGAAGCAATCAAGTCACTACAAAAGTTTGAAGATTTTAGAGATAGGTATTTCCAAACAGAAACTGGAGAGATATACGAAACAGCTGACTTTCACCAGAGATGGATTCAATCTATTTTAGATGCTATTGATACAGGTGGAGAGCAAATGATCCTTAGCCCACCACGACACGGCAAGACTGACTTACTTACACACTTTGCTATATGGCAGATATGTAGAAACCCTAATGTAAGGATTATGTGGGTTGGTGGTAACGAAGAGATAGCTAAGAACGCAGTAGGTGCAGTAGTTGACCACTTAGAACATAACGAAAAACTTATAGAGGATTTCTGTGGACCAGGACAAACATTTAAACCTAAGAATAGATCAGGTAAGTCTTGGACATCAGGACAGTTTACAACAGCTACCAGAACTGTTACTGGTATTAAATCACCAACAATGGTTGCAGTAGGTAAGGGTGGAAAGATTCTCTCTCGTGACTGTGACTTGATTATTGCTGATGACATTGAGGATCACGGAACTACGATACAACCAAGTGCTAGAGAGCAAACTAGACAATGGTGGACTACAACACTCTCTAGTCGTAAAGAAGAACATACAGCTATTGTAGTCATTGGATCAAGACAGCATCCAGAAGATTTATATAACTTTCTTTTAGAAAACCCAGAGATGACCACGATTGTTGAAGAAGCACATAGTACAGAGTGTGTGTTACCAGAGAACGAGATAGAGTTACATACTGATTGTATGTTATGGAAAAGTAAACGAAGTTACAAATGGTTATTGTCAAGATTACGAGCAGCTGAAACCACAGGTGGTAAAGCTATCTTTGAAATGGTGTATCTTAACAAAGCATTTGTAGATGGTTTAACAATGTTTGATGTAGAAGAAATAGATGTTTGTAGAGATGTAAACAGAGTTATAGGGCAGGTACCAGCAGGAACACATTTGATTGCAGGACTTGACCCAGCTTCTACAGGTTANCAAGCCTGTTTNTTATGGGCAATAAACTCTGATACAGGAAAAATGTATATGGTGGATATAGAGAATCAAGAAGGTGGTGGCGTTATACAAGCTAAAGAAACTATAAAAAAATGGCACGAAATGTATAGCTTATCACATTGGGTTATTGAAGAGAATGGTTTTCAGAGAGCTATACGACAAGATAAAGATTTGAAAGACTACTGTTCAAGAACAGGTATATATCTTGAAGGACATCAGACACAAAAAAACAAATTTGATCCTATCTTTGGTGTTGGAAGTATGCGAGAATTGTTTAGAGAGGAACTAATAAGTTTGCCTTATGGTAGTGCAGAAAGCGAAACAAAGAGTAATATATATCGTAGACAACTAATTTATTTCTCAACTGGTGCTAGTAAGCAATCTGGTAAGAATAATAAATCAGATGTTGTTATGGCTTCTTGGTTTCCAATGAAAGTTATAAGAAGAATGCAAAAAGAAAGATTAGCAGAAGTAGGATTAGATTATGAACCAAGTTTCGGAGAATGGGATATAACGGATATGAACGAAAGTCCTTGGAGTTAGTATGACACCTGAACAGATACAACACGCAATAACACAATTACATTTTGATAATCAAAGTGCTTACTCTACTAGAGGTCGTGTTCGTGCAATTATGAATGGTGGACCTGATGGTATTCAGGCTTTACTTGGTGATAACCTTAAAGGTTTCCAAGACTGGCAAGTACCTGTACCAAACCTTATGATGTCAGGACTAGAACACTTGGCACAAAAGATTGGTCGTATTCCTAACTTAAAAGTAGATGTACCTAATGGTAAAGACTCCGATAGAGCAAGACAGAAAGCTGAAAAGGTTGGAAGGATTGTTAATGCGTATGATGAGGTACAGAAACTAGATTTACAAATGCCACAAGTAGGTAGATGGCTACCTGGTTATGGTTTCTCTGTATGGGTAATTAGAGAAAAAAGNGATGCTAATGGNACACCNTATCCTTGTGCAGAACTTCGTGATCCATACAACTGTTTCCCAGGTTACTTCGGTGCAGATCAGCAACCTAAAGATATGGCTATTGTTCGTAGAGTTCCTAAAGAAGCTCTAGCTAGAACATATCCTAAATATGCAAATCAAATATTAAATAAAGATGCTTATAACACAGATTTCTTAGGTGTAGGTAATGCCTACGCTTCTGCTTACACTGATTCATACAATGGCTCTTGGGCTAACAGTAATGGTGATGGCGACTTAATAGCAGAGTATTACAACTTAGAGGGAACTTATATTTTCCATATGACCTCTGCAACTATTCTTGACTTCATACCAAATCCACTAGATAGTGGACCTGCTTTTGTTATAGGAAAGAAATTCTCCTTTGACAGATTGCAAGGACAGTATGACCAGATCATAGGGCTTATGGCTTCTATGGCAAAGATTAATGTGATGTCAATAATAGCAATGGAAGATGCAGTGTTTACAGAAACCAACATATCTGGAGAGATAGAATCAGGACAATATAGAAAAGGTAGATTCGCTGTTAACTATCTAGCTCCAGGTACACAGGTTTCTAAACCAGCATCTAATGTTCCTTATCAGATTTTCCAACAGATAGATAGAATAGAACGACAACTTCGTGTTGGTGGTTCATATCCTACAACTGATGATTCACAGTCACCATTAGCTTTTGCTACTGGTAGAGGACTTGAAGAGTTAGGTGCATCTATGTCACTTATGATTAGAGAGTATCACACAGTTATGTCTGATGCTATAGAGATGATTGACTCTAAGAGATTAGAGTGGGATGCAAAAATGTATGGAGGAGAATCTAAATCACTATCTGGATATATGGATAATACTTTCTATTCAGAAACATACGACCCAGGTAAAGACATAAGTTCTTATAAGACAAGAAGAGTCTATGGAGCTATGGCTGGATATGATGAACCACAGAAGATAGTTACAGGGCTGCAATTACTTCAAGCTGGTATTATTGATAGACAAACTTTACAAGAGAATCTTGATGGTTTAGATAATCTTGTAAGAGTTAACGATAGAATTACAAAAGAAAAAGCAGACAGTGTATTGTTTGATACATTGTTAGCACAAGCACAAGGTGGTGATCCTAAAGCAACTATGGCTGTTGTACAGATAAGAAAGAATCCTGATGATATGCAAAATATTTTAGATAAGTTCTTTACTGCAGAAGAGCCAGAGATACCACAACCTGAACAAGATTTGCTTGGAGGAGGTGCCTTGCCACCACAAGGTCCTCCACCAGGCATAGCTGAACTACTTGGTGGATTAGGAGGATAATGTCTATAAATAAAAAGTTTGAAGATATAGTAGATTTTTGTTTAGTTGATGTTGATGAGCTATGTGATGACATTATTTTAGAAGAAGATGTTTTTAAACCAGGAGGTAGAATGTTTATTGATCAAATGCCTCCTTTAGTATTTCCATTTGGATATATGATTATAAGTTCTGCGTTTCAGTTTTTTGAAGAAGAAGAAGAGGATGAAAATGGCGAGATCACCGAGTAACAAAGGAATAACAAATAGAAATGCTAATGTTCCTCCAGCAGCTAGGAATTATGCAGACAATACACAAGCTGTCCGTAGAATACCTGGTGTAGAATATGGTGAACAAAAAGAATTAACTGAACAGCAACAAGCTGCTCCTTTACCAAAAGACGGAACACCACAACCACAAGCTAGGCAAATGCCTAATATGGATGTGTTTGGAGCAACTCAAAGACCAACAGAACCTGTAACAGCAGGATTAGATATTGGACCAGGCGTAGGACCAGCAATTCCCCAACAACAAGGTGTAAGTGATTTGTTATACCAAATGTATGCTCTTACAGGAGATACAGCCTTATTACAGTTGGTGGATTTTGACTGATGGTAATTAAAAATTTTGGGTATGATGATGAAGTTTATGATGACAATTTTCAACAAGAATTTGAAACAGTTGAAAAAATATCGCCTGTAGTTTCACAAGAAGAAGCTGTAAGAGCAGCAAAGATTGCTAACAGTTATCCTAACTTACCACCTAGTGTTATTGCAGCAGCAGCTAAATTAGGTTTAGGATTTGATGACAATAGGTTAGAAGAGATTGCAAAGAAAGCAGCAGTACAAAAAGAAAATGCTTTCAATAAAATAAAAAGATTTACTTCTGAAAATCCTTTAGCTAATCAAATTAAAAACAATAGGTTTTTTCAAGTAGCTTCTAGCCCTATAGACAATGTTGTTAAACCTGTTACTAGAACAGCAGTTACTGGATTTGTAGATATTTACGAAGCTATATTTCCTGCACTAGCTAGAGCTAATGAATTACAAGATCAAAATCCTGATATGGCTTTTGGAGATGCTTATAAACAAGCAGTCAAAGGAACATTAAGAACTCCTAAGATGTTAGAAGCTATACGATCTGGAGAACAATTTGATTTAGGTAGAGGTTGGTTAAAACTATCTACTGATCCATCAGATACAAAAGAATATAAAAGATTAGTGGCTGCTGGATATGACCCAATACAAGCTAGAGAATATGTTTTAGAAAATGTATTAGGTTCACAGATAGACATTGAGTCAAGAGAAACAGCAGAAAACATTGTACAGTTTCAAGGAGAGCTTGGAAAAGAGTTTAAAAATGCAGGACTTAATCCTTCTGTTTCTCCTGGTAGAAAAGTATTTCAAGAACTTGGCTTGTACGAATTGTATGAACCAGGAACTAAACAAGCACAATTTGGAACAGGTGCATTAGACTTTGGTTTTCAATTACTATCTCCTGAAAATTGGGCAACAGCTGGTGTAGG